AAGGTTTGCAACTGATACCTGAGGTTCGTGCCTGGTACGAACAGACGCCACGCGGCAAACCCTACAGCTTTTCCCTCAGGGCTTATTCGGAACTGCCTTACAGCGAAGAAATCGACGCCCGTCTGGATCGGCGTCTTGCAGAGGCGAAAAGCGAGCGAGACATCTTCTCGGTCACCGTGGGCCTCAGCGCGTTCGGCAGCCACTCCATCGGCGCGGCGACCGTCTGCGGCGAACTGACCACCATCTATCCGATCGTTATCGAGGGGCTCGAAGCTTCTGGCATGGCCTTTATGGCAGCCGGAATCTACACCGTCGAAACCGCCACCATTTATCCACAGGGGTCCTAAATGGCCGACTTCTACACCCTGCTTACCAACGCGGGGATTGCTTACGAAACTGCCTGCAAGGCTGCGGGCGTACCTATCAAGCTTGCGCAAATTTCCGTGGGTGATGGCAATGGCGCTGTCTACAACCCGGATGCCACGGCTAAAGCGCTCAAGCGTGAAGTGTGGCGTGGGCCGTTGAATGCGCTGTTTCAGGACGAAAAGAACCCGAGCTGGTTGCTGGCGGAGGTGACCATACCGGCTGAAGTCGGCGGATGGTATGTGCGGGAGGCCGGGCTTTGGACGGATACCGGGATCTTGTACGCAATCGTCAAATACCCGGAGTCGTTCAAGCCGGTGTTGGCGACTTCGGGGTCGGGTAAAGAGTTTTATATTCGATCGATTTTCGAGACGAGTAACGCGGCGATTGTGACTCTGTTGATTGACGATACCGTCGTCAAGGCGACTCGGGCTTGGGTGATGGGCTACCTCGCTGACGAGTTGGCTAAACTGGATGGCAAGCAGTCGGTTCGTGTGGTTGCTACCGCTGGTATTACATTGAGTGGTGCGCAGCAGATTGATGGTATTGCAGTCGTATCGGGCCAACGAGTGTTGGTGACTGGACAGATTGAAGCGAGGGATAACGGGATCTATATAGTGGCCAATGATGTATGGCTTCGTTCGCCTGATGCCAACACTAGTGCCAAATTAACACCGGGTTTGACGGTGATGGTTGAGGAGGGCACTGCATCTGGTGATTCTCTTTGGAGCCTGGTTACGAATGGTCCGATAACCCTTGGTACTACTACGCTTGTGTTTGAAATGCTGGCTGGTAGAACAGGTATCAAGGCTGGGACGTATAAGAGTCTTACGGTCGATAAGTACGGTCGGGCAACCTCCGGTTCCAATCCGACGACCCTTGCGGAAAGCGGCATCCTTGATGCACCTACCAAGGATGAGATGAAAACTGCGCTGGCCGCAAAGATATCGAAGGCCGGTGACACAATGACCGGGGCATTGATTGCAGGCGCGGGAGTTCGCTCGAAGAAGGGTATTCCAGTAGGCGATGCGGCGAATTTTGGCTATGCATTTGGAGTTGACGGCGATAGTGGATTGTTCGCGACTGAGGGGCCCCTCCCGCAGTCAGGCAGTGAACTCCTGCTCATGTCTGACTCTATTGAGCTGGCGCGATTTGGGACAGATAAATCGACGATTCCAAATGCTGTATTGCCAGGTGCCACGGCGGTCACTCCTGCTCCAGGAACGAATAGCAAGGCAGTAGCAACCGCAGAGTTTGTACAAGGTACTGTTCAAGCGGCCATTAACGCGCTGGTTAATGGTGCACCGGGCGCTCTGGACACCCTCGGAGAACTCGCCAAGGCACTAGGGGGCGACGCCAATTTCTCAACGGCAGTTACCAATGCCATTTCGGCAAAGCTGGCCCTGTCGGGTGGGCAAATGACCGGCATTCTTAGAGGAAAAGTAGGAACAGGCGGTCCAGGAAATCCGAACAATTGCGGGTTTGTTTTTGATGATGATACCGGCTGGTTCAGTAGTGGTGATGGTCAGATAGAGCTGTTTGCTGATGGCGACATGCTGATGCGCAAACATGCATCAGGCGCGTTGCAAATACTTCGAGGAGTGCGGGCACCGAAAGGTCCCCCGAATCAGAGCGATTCCTCCAGTGTTTCTGGCTATTCCTTCGCTGAGGATGGTGACACCGGCATGTTCGCTGAAGGCGGCATTACGCAGGCTGGGTCAGACATTGTATTTAGAGTCGACAACGTCGAGGCCGGACGTATCAAGGCCGTGATGAAGTCCTCGGGGAAAAATGGATGGGCGCGCCTGCTTAATGGGCAAATCCTGCAATGGTGTGAGTTCACTGTTACACATGTTTCTGGTGTTGCAGTGCAATGGACGGTTACCTATCCGACATCATTCCGTACAGCTACCTTTCAACCCATGCTGAGCCTAGGCAGTGGTATTGGGCCCCAGTCTCCTTCTTATAGTGTCGAGAGTTCGAGTTATTACAACGCTTCTGGCTTTGCATTTTCAAATGACGCCGGAACACGGATATATCGACTTTGGGCTATTGGAGAATAACGATGACTGTCTTCTTTTGTTCGGTGAACTCGGCGTTCTATGACGACGATATTTATGGCGATCAGTTGCCAAAAAATGCAGTAGAAATTTCCGCAGATCTGCACCAGGCGTTACTTGATGCTCAGTCAATGGGTAAGCAAATTGTGGCAGACAAGAACGGGCAGCCCATGGCGGCAGATCGTCCAGGACCGACTTACGAACAGCAAGTTGAACGCGAACGGTTTTGGCGTGACACCGAGTTGGTCAGAACCGACATGTTTGTGACTCGCCATCGAGATGAGCTGGACGCTGGTCGTGCAACCACGTTGACGGAACAGATGTACCAGCAGTTGCAACGTTATCGGCTGGCGCTTCGTGACTGGCCAGATCAGGACAGTTTCCCCGACGAAGTACTCCGCCCTAAAGCACCAAAAATAGCTTGATAGAAAGCATTCATTAACAGGAAGAGTCAGACCCTTTTTCTTTCTCCCCCCTACATTTCCCGACCCCTGAAAGCAGCCCAGCTGCTTTTTTTATGCCCGGAGATCCACCCATGGCAAACCGCCAAACCTACACCGTCCTCGTCCCATTCCCCACCGGAGGTGGCCATTGGTCCACCGTCGGCCAGGAGCTGGACCTGCTGGACATCGAAGCATCTGCTCTGCGCACCGCCGGCCGCCTGGAATTGACCAGCGTCCTGGACACCACCAAGGCCAAGAAGGCCGCCACCAAGAAGGCTGAATAATCATGGCTGAGGTTTTGAACTTCGAGCATAACGGCATCACCGTGAATGCTACTGAATCCCCCGAGGCCATGGGTGGCCTGGGTGACAACGTGATCGGTCTGGTCGGCACCGCACCCAATGCGCACCTGTCAATCCCGAAGAATGCCCCGTTCCGCATCAACAGCTTCACCGCCCAGGCGCTGCTGGATCCTACCGGCGCTGAAGCGGGCACGCTGTATCACGCGGTGTACCAGATCCTCAAAGTGGTCAAGGTGCCGGTCTATGTGGTGATTGTCGAAGAGGGCACCACCCCGGCCGACACGCTGAACAATGTGATCGGCGGCAACGAGCCTGTGACCGGTCGTAAATTGGGCCTCGCTGCCCTGAGCAGCGTTCCGGAAGACCTGACCATCATCGGTGCTCCAGGCTTCACTGGCACCAAGGCGGTCGCCGGTGAATTCGCTTCCTTCGGCAAGCGTATCAAGGCCCGTGTGGTGCTGGATGGCAAGGACGCATCGGTCGCTGATCAAGTGACCTACAGCGGCGAACTGGGCGGTGCCGAGCTGGGCTTCGATCGTTGCCTGCTGGTGCACAACATGCCGTCGGTGTACTCCAAGGCCGCGAAGAAGAATGTGTTCCTGGCGCCGTCGTCCCTGGCCATCGCTGCACTGGCCAAGGTCAAACAGTGGGAAAGCCCGGGTAATCAGGTGACCTTCGCCGAAGACGTTTCCCGCGTGGTTGAGTACAACATCCTCGACACCTCCACCGAAGGCGATCTGCTCAACCGCTACGGCGTGAGCTACTACGCCCGCACTATTCTTGGCGGCTTCTCGCTGCTGGGCAACCGTTCCATCACCGGTAAGTTCATCAGCTATGTTGGCCTGGAAGATGCCATTAGCCGCAA